TATACACAAATCAAGAGGAAACCAGACCGTTTGTAAAAGCTGGCTTTCTTGTTCGTGGGCTTTCTCTCCCATGTGCGAACAAGGATCACCACCCAGCTTCTACAAACGGTTTTTTTATGGGGTAAATTTATGCTTCAAGTTATTCAAAGCAAAGCCGCATTAACAATGTCAAGCCGTGAGCTATCAAAACTTGCTGATAAGCGACACGACAACACTTTGAAATTGATCAGCACCTTGATAGATGGGGGTGTCCTAAAAAATACGACACTATCAAACTGGACTAACCCGCAAAACAATCAGCAATATCCCGAATTTTTGAGCGACAAGCGTGACAGCTTGGTAATCATTGCCAGGCTATCGCCCGAGTTTACCGCCGCACTTGTTGACCGCTGGCAAGAGCTTGAATTACGAAATAATTTATCAATCCCTGATTTCAATAACCCTGTTGCCGCCGCGCGCGCATGGGCTGACGCTAAAGAATCTGAACTTAAGGCAATCCACTATGTAGAGATCGCCAAGCCCGCTGTGGAGTTTGTAGAGCGATACGTGCAATCCACCGGTAACTTGGGCTTTCGTCAAGTGTGCAAGCTGCTAAAGGCAAACGAAACTCAATTCCGCGCATTCCTTAGCGAACAAAAAATAATGTACAAGCTGGGCGGCGATTGGGTGCCTTACGGCTGCCATATCGTGCTGGGGCGATTTCACACATCAACGGGCACTAGCGACAACGATCATAACTATACGGCGGCAAAGTTTACGCCTAAAGGGATTCAGTGGATTTCTGAACTATGGTTAAAGCACCATGCTTGAGCAATCGCGTAAGAAATTCACCCTTGAGGGAAAAAACCTACGGCGCGCCCGTACGCTCTATGTAACCCTGATTTACAGGGAAGCTATGCGTAACCCTCAGATGATTATTATTTTCGCCCAGCGAGCGCAGAAACGCGGCCTTTACTCGCTTAAGACTGGGTTGCGGGATATTTATTTCCTCATTAACCGCGCCCTATTCAAAATGGCGAAAAGCGAAGATTTTAACGGAGATTGGTATCAGTGGGCTGATCAGATTAAAACCCACGAAATGACCAAGAAGATTAAAAACAATAGCGGCAAGAAGTATTCATTCGCAAAGAAAATGCGCATAAGGGTGAGAGCGTAATGCATTACTACAAATTCAATATAGCCGATTGGAACCTGGGCACCGCTCACCTTTCGCTGGTAGAAGAGGCTATTTACTTTCGCTTGATAAACTTCTATTACGACTCTGAGCTACCTATCTCACTTGAAACCCAGTCGGTTTTTCGCCGGTTACGAATGGCTTCTGAGTCGGTTATAGCGCAGCAGATTATCGATGAATTCTTTACCAAAACTGACAAGGGTTACATTCATGAACGCTGTGACGTTTTGTTAAAAGAATATCGCAAAACTGCAAAAAATAATCGGTCAAATGGTGCTAAGGGCGGGAGACCTAGGAAAGACGCGGCTTGCGAAGAAACCCAACCAAAACCCAGCGGGTTTCCACCAGAAACCCAACTCGAACCCGAACATAACCCTAACCAAGAACCATTAACCACTAACCAAGAACCAGAAACCAATATATTAAAACCTTCGGCGCAAGCGCCTAACGACACATTGGGCAATCCCGATCCGGCTGAACCTGTAAAACCGGCAAAGGCTAAACCTGATTACCCTGAATGGTTTGAGGCTATCTGGTCGCACTACCCAACCCGGGCGGGCGGTGATAACAAGCGCATGGCATTCCAAAAGGCTGGCGCGCGGGTCAAGGAGGGCAAATCTCACCAAGACCTATACAACGCTGTAGACCGATACAAGTATTACGTTGTAGCCACTGGCAAGGCGTCAACCGAGTACGTGAAGCAAGCAGCGACCTTTTTCGGATCGATGGATAATATTAATAACCCTTGGACACCCCCAGCACTTGGAGCGCAAAGCAATGCACAACAACCCAAATCTGCTATCGAGCGATTCATGCAAAACCACCAATCAGGAAACCAATTCGAGAACTTCGCAGGAGGGCGCCCAGCGGGATCGCGATGCGATGAAGTCAGCCAAGATAATTTACGAATTGTGGGGGGTGATGATAGCCCTGTTCGGTGATACATGGGTTCGCAGCTTTGGCGAGAAAATCGACCAGAGCGGCCAATGGGCGGAAACCCTCAGGGGCCTAACCAGAAAGCAGGTCGCCGATGGCATTGAGGCAGTGCGCAAGTCTGGACGCTCATGGCCTCCAGCGGCGCCAGAATTTCGTGCACTGTGCCTGAATAGCGGGTTAGCGCTACCAACTCCAGCGGCTGCATACGGAGAGCTTCACCAGTACCTGATTGGGCGGTCCAAGGTTGAGCAGCTTAGCCCAGCGGTTTATCACACGATTCATTGCAATATGGATTTTTACCAGTTCAAAACGCTAAAGCTGGACAAGCAGGTAGAGATTTTTAAATTCGCATACATGGCAACGGTTGAGCAGTTAAATTCTGGATCGCCGGTTTATGAGCCAAAGAGGCCATTTGCGTTACTTGAAGAAATTGAAACGCCAGTGAGTGCAGAGCAGGCAGAGATTGAACGCTTGCGCGTACTGGCAATGGTTAGCGACACGCCAGAGCCTAAACCGCTAACCGCCGCCGATATTAAAGACTTGGAAAAATTGGAGAGGATTAAATCTCAATGACAGCCTACTACAACGAGATTGATCCATACGCCGCGCAGTGGATAAGAAACCTAATCGAAGCTGGGCACATAGCACCTGGCATTGTTGACGAACGGAGCATAGTTGATGTTAGTCCAGATGAGCTTTTGGGATATACCCAGTGCCACTTTTTCGCAGGAGTCGGAGTATGGAGCTATGCACTCCGCCAAGCCGGTTGGCCAGACGATAAACCCGTATGGACCGGAAGCTGCCCATGCCAGCCTTTCAGCTCGGCAGGCAAAGGAAATGGGTTTGATGATGAGCGGCACCTATGGCCTCACTTCCAATGGCTCATCCAGCAGTGCAAGCCTTCAGAAGTCCTTGGAGAGCAGGTTGCAAGCAAAGACGCAGATGCTTGGATCGACCTTGTACACGCTGACTTGGAAGCCATGGGTTACGCCTTCGGGTGTGTCCCGTTTCCGTCTGCGAGCGTCGGTGCGCCGCACATCAGAGACAGGTCTTATTGGGCGGCTCACTCCTTGCGCAGCGGACAACCGGGACAGGGGGAGCTGGGACAGTCCAGCTATTCAGCGAAGAGCGAGAATAGGAAAATCGGTGGAATTGAGCATGATGGTGGGCGTGTGCGGATGGCCGACTCCGCAGGCATTCGATGCGGGTGCGGGCGTGAGAGCGCCGAGATTCAAGAAGGACGGCAACCGCGACCCGATGCAGGACGGGAGCTGGCGGCAGGACCTGAAGGATGCGCCCTACCTAATAGCATCAGCACCGCCTTACGAATCGATCGACCTGAATTATTGCCCGGCCCGGTTAACGGCCTCTGGTCAACTGCTGATTGGCTCCACTGCAGGGATGGAAAATGGCGGCCAGTTGAATCCGGCGCATTCCCGCTGGCTAATGGGGTTGCCAATCGAGTGGGACGATTGCGCGCCTACGGAAACGCGATCAATGCTTACCAAGCGCAAATCTTCATCGAAAGTTACTTAGAGTCAATCCATGACCGATAAAATCGTTAAACAAGTCCACGAATTGGCCCAGGTTAACAAAGCCCTTAACTGGCTTGACGGTATGATCTGCAAAGGCTTGGAGGCTGGGCCGGTTGAGATTAGCGTGGGAAGGCCTGCGCCAGTTCGCAACAGCGATCAGAACAAGAAGATCCACGCGATGATAGGGGATATTCACGAGCAGGCTGTAATCGCTATCCCTGGCCGCCGTATCGTGATGGCGGATTACGATATTGAGCAGTGCAAGGCCTTGCTGGTGATTTGGTTTGCGAATGAGCGCGCCATCGCTGGTGAGCCATTGGCAAAGCCGCCACGCAATTTCCTTTGCCCAATCACTGGGCAGCAGATAAGCATTAGGCCAAGCACCACCGAGTGGAGCAAGCGCGATACCGGGGATTTTATTGAATTCCTTTATGCGACTGGTTCGGCGGCTGGCGTTAAGTGGTCAGAGAAGGCTTTAGAGTGTTATCAAAATTATCGTGAGGCGCAACAATAATGCAAAAGAAATCATCACCGCAAAGCAGAAATATAAATATATCCGAGCGAGAATTCCTATCGTGGAGCAAAGAGCAGCCCAGCATTGTATCTGGAGCTTACGGCGTAGAGGTTCATCATTGTGTCGGGTCAAGCACTAAAACCTATGTCGGCGTAAAGCGGGTGCATATCGGTCACTGGTTTTGCATTCCGCTAACCACGCAAGAGCATTGGTTATTCCATAATCGCAAATCGGAATTTGAAAGCCTATACGGAAGTCAATCCGAACTATGGTTAAAACATGTAGAAATTTACCCTGTAGAAATACCCTTAGAAATTATTCAAGCTATTGCAAGTTACGGGAAATAAAACCATGAAAGAATTTAAACAAGGAAATATAACCTTGCTCCAATGCGACTGTATGGAATTTATGAGCAAGGTACCGGATAAAAAATTTAATCTTGGCGTGGTTGATCCGCCATATTTTAACGGACCAAATAAGTCCGGTTACTATGGAAAGGGTTATTCGAGTCTCGGGGTTAAACGCTCAAAACATTACGACAGCCTTCCTATATGGTCGGTACCAGATGAGCATTACTTTCAAGAATTAAAACGCATCACTGAAAACCAAATTATCTGGGGCGCAAATTATTACGATTTCATCGGCGAACCGTTCAAGACTCCGCGCGGCGATGAGATTTACGAATGGATGGATAATAATCCTGGCTGGATAGTTTGGGATAAGGACAACGGCGCCAGCTCATTCAATGATTATGAGCTTGCTTGGACTAGCTTCCAAGTTCCGGCCGTAATATTCAAATACACATTGAATGGCATGCATCAGGGAAGCATGGGCGGCGATGTTCGCAAGAATGAGAAGCGAATTCACCCCACACAAAAGCCAAAAGCACTGTATGACTGGATATATTTGAATTACGGCCGGAAAGATTACCGGGTGTTTGATTCACACTCCGGCAGCGCATCATCAGCCATAGCCGCGCACTATTTTGGTTTTGCTGAGTTCTGTGGTACCGAGCTTGATCCGAATATGTTTGATGCTGCAGTCGAGAATGTAATTCTACGCACCGCACAGGAGGCGCTATTTTGAACATGCGCGCTCTAAACCTTCCGCCAAGAATTAAAAAATTTCTCATAGGGTCGGTCGTTACGTGGAGAGATGCCGAGCCTTTAAGCATGTCTGACGATATGCTGATCAATTACTATTTCGATACCAAGACAAATGCCAATGCTGATTTGTTATTGCGCCGCCATGGATTGGCCGATGTATCGCAGTTCGCCAGCCTATCGTTTAACTGGTTCGTAGAAATAGAAAATATTTACCGCATGCCGAACCGCGAAAACGTCGAGAAAGAGCATAGCGAATTTCACCGGTTTAACTATCGCGGAATTATTTACCCGATGGGCGAGAAGTTCCGCAATGTTCGCGATGCGTTTTACATGGCCAAAAATATGGAATTCGCAGCGGTGCCGGGCGATCACAAGAACAAGAAATTCTACCTACACACCAAATTCACAGCTACGGTTAAATCAATATGAGATTCAAGCGAACTATAGGCCTACCGCTTCCGCCAGAGGATGCTTTGGCGATTACCATAACTTGCCATGAGCTGTATATGCGCTGGCGCACCAGATCGCCGCGCATGGCTATCAGGATGCGCATTGCCTCCATGGTGCTGCATGACCGGGTTTTAACTGGGGTGAGGGTTTCAAAATGCGACCGAGAATGACAGAGGAAGCTGTGGCCGAACGCGCTGCCAAACAGCGCCAGCTTGCGCAGGCTGCAAAATCTACCGGCTCCGCTGGCACTGGTAGCACCCACACCCCCAAAGAAGGCGCCAAGGCCATTCTGGATGGCGTAAAGCGCTGGCAGGCTTTGGGGCGATTGCCGAAAGGCGATATGAACAAGACCGAAGCCGCCTTTGCCGCCTACCTATCCGAACGCCAAGCCGCTGGCGCCGTGCTTTGGTGGAAGTTTCACCCGGCAAACGTACGGCTGGCCAAGAATACATTTTATGAAATTGATTTCCTGGTGTTGCTGGCAACCGGTGAGCTGGCCATATACGAGACCAAGGGCGGCTACACCAGCGACAAAGGCCAAATGAAAATAAAGCTATGCGCCGAAGCGCTGCCGGTTTTCAAGATGATAAAGGCATCAAAGCGCAAGGGCGGCGGCTGGGATTTTCAAGAATTTTGAATTATTTGATAAACTTTGCTTGATAAAGTTTTATCTTGTGTTATCTTTGATTCATGGAAGCGCGGGGCTTCTGGAAATTAGGGGATTGAGATGCACCACAAACATTTAAGCAAGTTTCGTATTTTCTCATTTGCCACAAGAGAGGTTATTGCGGCATCGGACACGCGCAGCGGAATTGATAATTATTTCAATTCTTGCGGAAAGGATATGAATGTTGTTGATATATGCCCCAATGCTCAAGGCGGGAAAGACTTTTTTGTCGAAGAAATTGAATAGCCGCCTAATCGCGGCTTAACCAATAAAAATTAACGGAGAAAACCATGAGCGAACCATGCAGCAATACCGCCGCCGAGGTTGCGCATAATAGCGTGACGCCGGTAGAAGAGCGCCGCTACCTTAAAGAGAAATTCGAGAAGCGCACAGAGGTCATGACCTGTGCCAAAAAGCTGATCGATGGAAAGCCGGTGCGCATCCGCAAGGGCGATCACACGCTAACGTTTGACGATGTGCTTAACCTTGTAATTAATCACGCCCTATTTTCGGCTGCCATGCATCGCGCAAACGAAAATGATCCGTCATCAATCCGCGATTTAACCATCCGCTGCGCCCAATGGCAGGTTTGTGAATATCTGTTCGATGGTGAATCGGAAGAGCTGGGGTTTATTCTGTGAACCAAGTTGTGCAGGCGTTCAAATGGCGCCAGAAAGGAGGGGAATTTATTTACCCGTCAAAAATGAAGACGCGCCATCTGTTCCATACTTTGCGCATGATCTGGAACCACAAGATGCCAGAGTGCGCAAAGATTACGCCATACAATCAATACGAATTCAGCGCTTATTACACTGATGAGTATTTGAAAAAATCAATATTTCATTTGTCGCAAGAGCTTGGCAAAAGAAATGATATGACCTCGATTCAAAAATATGAACTTGGCCAAATGGTTGCTTATTTATCGCGCAATCAATTAGCGCTTAAAGTTAACTGTATTGCAGGGTGATTTATGAACGTAGTAACCGACGAATACATCGAGCACCTTTTTGCGGGCACTAACTTTGGTGAAGATATCAATAACTCCACCGAAGCAAAGCGCGATGTAATTGCCAAGACTTTGCGCAATCAGGTTAACGGCTATTGGTCTGGACATACCGCTTACGGCATTGTTACTACCGGTGGTTTTTTAGTTGATGCTAAGTTCGGCGAGGTAAAGCGCCTTACAGCTCTTGGCGTTGCGTTTTTGGAAGATCACAAGGAGCCCAAGGTCGATGAAAGCAATTAAAACCATCCCCTACACCAACGGCCTATTTGTTGCGATAGCGGGCAATCTCGAAGCGGTGGAGGCTACGCGCAAGCAGGCGCGCAGGACTCTTGAGCAATTACAATTGGAGCAATCTAAAAGTGAATCGCGTTCAAATTAAATTCGTTAAAGACGCTCTCGACCAGCCCGACAAGCTAACGGACTGGGAGTGGGATTTTATCAACGACATTGCCGAGCGCGGCGACGATTACACGCTCAGCCCAAAGCAAAACGAAATCCTTAACCGGATACAGCGCAAGCTTGATTAAATTTAATAACCGGAGAAAAAACCATGCAGGAAACCCAAGTAAAATTAACCGTTGATGCTCGCCTGTTGCATATGGCTGTGAAATTCGCCGCCGTTCGCGATGTGCGCTATTACCTTCAAGGTGTTAACGTGCGCCGCGCTGCTACTGGCTATGATGATGGCGTAGTTATCGAGGCGTCAGACGGGCATACCGCTTGCGTGATTTATGACGCTAATGGTCGCTCAACCGAAGAGGGTGCGATCATCCACGCAGATGTTGTGAAAAAATTGCCAAAGAAGGGAAAAGCAAACGTCCTTGCTGATGGCTCTCTTTACGTTGGCGATGCTGATTTTATTGATCTTCAAAGCGTTCCTGGATTGCTTTATAAGGCCGCAACCATTGACGGTAATTTCCCAACCGTAAGCCGTGTATTCCCTGATTTCACACAGTTAAAGCCCGGTATTGCCGCATCAATGATTAATCAGAATTACCTATTGCGCGGTTTCAATTTCTTCTCTGAATTTCAGGGTGGAAGAAATAAATGGAACGGTGTCCGCTGCTTTCAAAATAATGAGAGCTCGGCTCTGCTTATGGTTAGCGCCCACTGCGATGCGTTTGTGCTTGTTGCGCCAATTCGCGAACAGGATGAAATAACCCGCCCATCTTGGCTTTAGTGATTGATAAAACATTATCATAGCGATACAATCGCATAGCTGCCATTTCGCAGCGGAAAACGGAGCAAAACCATATGAGCGAAACATCTAAGGAGGTCGGCCATGTTCGTGGCAGTGACCTGATTTTTTCGGCGCAGTCTTTTGAGACTATGGACAGGCTTGCCAATCTCATGGCGAGCGGAAAGGTTCAAACGCCTAAGCACTTCCAGGGTAATCCCGCCGACTGCTTTGCCGTTATATTGCAGGCCATGCAGTGGCAAATGAACCCGTTTGTAGTGGCTCAAAAAACCCATGTAGTCAATGGCGTTTTGGGATATGAGGCGCAGCTTGTTAACGCGGTTATTGAGTCGTCTGGCGTAACGAAAGGCCGTCTAAAATTTCGCTGGGATGGAAACTGGGACAAGATTCTCGGCAACATGAAGGAATTGGAAAGCAAAACCAAAAAGGATGACGCTGGTAATCCCGTTAAATTCCGCGTGCCAAATTGGAATATTAACGATGAAATTGGCCTTAGTGTTACCGTTACGGCAACACTTCGCGGCGATGATGAGCCAACCGAGTTAACCCTGAAGCTTACCCAAGTAAGAACCCGCAATTCAACACTTTGGGCGGAAGACCCTAAGCAGCAAATTGCCTACCTTGCTACAAAAAAATGGGCGAGACTTAACTGCCCTGATGTGATTCTCGGCGTTTATTCCGCCGATGAATTGGCGGACGATGATCAGCCTGAAAAGGTAATTAATCCATCACCAGCGGATGCAGCAAAACCGGATTCATTGCCGCCGATGGAAGATGCAAAATTTAATTCCAATTTCCCGACTTATAAAAACGGAATTCAATCAGGCAAAAACACACCAGAGCAGGTAATTGCAAAAATCAGCTCTAAATACACATTAAGCCAAAGCCAAATTGATGCTATCAATGCGGTTAAGCCTGCCATTGAAGGGGAATTAGTCGATGAAGCGTGAAATCCATAACCTAGTACAAGGCTCGCCAGAGTGGCACGCATACCGCGCCATACCAAAACAATTTAACGCCAGTGATGCACCGGCAATGCTGGGAGAAAGCCCATACAAAAGCCGCGATGAATTGCTCCGCGAAATGGCTACCGGTTTGCGTCCTGATGTTGATGCTCGCACCCAAGAGCTATTCGACGCCGGGCACCGATACGAGCAGCAGGATAGACCGCTTGCCGAGGAAGTGATTGGGCAAGAATTATTCCCTGCAACGGTGTCGGTTGAATTTGATGGCTTGCGCTTGTCCGCCTCTCTCGATGGCTGGACAATGGATGAGGAAATAATCTACGAACACAAGACGCTGAATAAGGCTATCCGCGCTGCTGGTGCATCTGGTGAAATTCCTTTGGTTTATCGAATCCAACTTGAACAGCAATTGATTTGCTCAGGCGCGATTAAAGGGTTGTTTCGTGGATCGCTCGGCACCGATTCAAGCGAGCAGCCGGTAACGCTTTGGTATGAATCTGATACCGCTTTACGCGATAGAATTATTAGCGGCTGGAAACAATTTTCTATCGACCTGGATAGCTATGCGCAAACCGAGCCGGAGGCGCCAAAGCCAATAGCCGAACCGGTTATGTCATTGCCTGAAATTATCTATGACCTTACTTTCGATAAAGGAATTTCAATCACCAGCAACCTTGCAGAATTTAAATCCAAGGCAATGGAGTTAGTGGAAAAATCAAAGATACCGCTAACTACGGATCAGGATTTTGAAAACGCAAAGACTAGGATCAAAAGCTATACGACTGCCGAGTCAAATATTGATAGCCTTGTCGCGCGCGTAATGGGCGAAATGGGCGACGCCGATACCTTTGTAAAAGACCTTAATTCAATTAAGGAATTTATTAAAAAGGCGCGCACTACCGAAAAAAATCAAATTGACACCAGAAATACATCACTTAAAGCCGAACTGGTTCTTACTGCAAAAAATGCGCTGGCATCCCATGTGCAGCTTATTGATGCAAAGCTATCGCCAATAAAATACCCCTATGCCATGCCTGATTTTAGCTTGGTAATTAAGGGTAAAAGCTCATTTGATAATATGCGGTCCGATCTTAATACGGCAATTGCAAATGAAAAAATTGAATGCGATAGATTGACTGCAATTCTGGAAAAGAATATTGCCATCATTAACACTATTGGCGAAAAGCATTTATTTCTATTCGCCGATAAGCAGCAGCTTGTGGTCAAGGATAGCGAGGCGCTGGAGGCAATTTGCAAGCAGCGCATAGCCGATCATGATGCAGCCGAGAAAAAGCGCATTGACGATGCGGCTGAGGTACTGGCTAATGAAAAAATCCGCAAGCAGAAGGAGGCGGATGACGCGGCACAGGCTGTGCTTGATAAGCAAGAATCCGACCGGGTTGCAGCTGAGGAATTTAACCAGCAGCAGGCAGCTAAGCAGGCAGAGCCGGAAGCGCCAGCGCAAGAGCCTGTAACGATAGAGCCGAAGATTGTTTATGGCGGTGGCGGATCGGGAGGCGGAGCTATATCAAAACCTCAGCAAAGCACCTTCCTTGAGCCTTTGGCAGCCAAGGCTCTAACCACGCTTGAGCAAGTGCAGCGCGACTTTGAAACCGTCAACGGCCTTGCCCCAGCACTGGCCGCAATCATCACCAAGAGTATTTTTGATGGACAGCACAAGTGCCTCCAAATCAAAAACGCCTAAACCAGAGCTAAAGCGCTATTGGCGAGTAACTTTCGCCAATGGCAAGCACTGCACGTTTATTGATGAGGCCGAGATTGATCACGCTACGGCGCTCGCGCATTGCAGGCACCGGTTTTTTGAGAATTGCATAGGGGTTGAGTGATGCGTTTATTTACGATTGAGCAATACAATACTGCAATAGAGGCGCTACAGGCCGCTAAGAAACAGCTTCAGGATGAAACGCAGGGCGATGGCTGCGCCGTTTGTGGCGGCAATTGCCATCCTGATACTTGCGGCTGGAATCCGCTGTATGCGCAACACCTGTGCAACACACTGCAACAGCAAGCGCATGGCATGCACGAAACGCTTCACCGCATGGCCGGATTTGATACCTACATGGGCGAAGCGGTTGGTATTGGGTCAATTAAAAAGCCGTAATTTTTAATTAAAGCTTGATAATGTTTTATCATTAGTTTATCTTGGTTCTTGTCGATAACCAACTAAGGACGCAACAAAATGAAAAATGATTTTATGGTCTTTGTTAAGACCGAAACCACCGGATTTCCTGATTTTCAGGCGCCATCGGATGCTCCGCACCAGCCGCACATAGTAAGCATTTGCGCGATTAAGGTTAACCTGGCTACCCGCGAGATTGTTGGCAGCGTTGAGTCAATGATTAAACCGGATGGCTGGGAGATTCCAGAGGGCGCCGCAAGCGTCCATGGCATTACCACCGATCTGGCTGCCGTAGTTGGCCGCCCCGAAGCGGAAGTGATGGCCGAATTTAACGAGCTGCGTGGCGATTTGCCGCTTGTATGTCACAGCTCATCATTCCAAAATAAGGTTTTGCGCATTGCCGCTAAGCGGCTTCTTGGGCGATGAGATTGCCGATAAGTGGAAGGCATCCGAGGTGATTTGCACCGCAGCGCTAACCAAGCCTATCGTGCAAGTTCCAGCTGCAAAGAAGGGCTTTAAAAACCCGACCTTGGCTCAGGCTTATGTGCATTTTTTCGGCTCTGAACTGGAAGGCGCCAATAGCGCAGTTGCCGCCGCGCATGCGTGCAAGGATGTATTTTTCGAGGCCATGAAGTTTCAGGGCTAGATTAATATCAATTGCCAATTAACTCAATTAGAGGATTTTTAAATGCAGCACTTAGAAATAAAAATTTGCGCTACACCGGAAGAGGCATCCGCGCAAGGCCATGTTTATGAAGAGGATTATAAAATCCTAACGCTTAAACAGGCTGTTGTCGTTAGAAAAGGCACTCAAGAAGTCAACTCTACTGTCGATCTTGTTTTTGAAGATATCGACGGCAAAAAATACGTTGCCCTTTGCACTTCAAATATTATTAAATCAATTCCGGCATTTACGAGCTGATTTACCGCCCTTTCGAAAGAGAGGGCTTTGATCTTGCCTCCATGTTGTCCTCCGTAGTCTCACGAATAGCTAACGTGCGCAGGTTGGAGGCAAGATCAAAGATCGCCTAGCAAGCAAAACTGTAACCAAGCCGTTGCCAGAGTCCGAAACTAGGGGGAGGGGCAACAATAGCGCAGGTGGTTCGATCTTTTGCTATTTTAGAATTTGGCCGTTTCTGTGGAGTGGCGGCCATGCCCCTGATGCAATCGCTAGCCGAGTGGGGCGCTTAAATGCGGGCTTGACGCCGATAAATTCGGCCATCGAATTTTTTAAGGATTAATGCCATGAACAACAAACCTTTACCGGTGCCGGAAGTAACCGAGATAACCGGAATTAACCAGTGGGAAAACCAGCTATTTGCGCAGGTATCGAACCCGGCTACATTTGAAAAGATGTGGAATAGCGCTAATGAATTAAAGCCATTTGAATGGCCAGAAAACCAGAACCATAACTAACCAAAAAACGGAGCAAAACCATGTGGTTTAACAATGCAAGGCTTTACCGATTGACCGAAGCATGGGCGATATCGCCGGAGGATTTGGCCGCTAAGCTGGCCGAATTTAAATTCAACGAATGCGGAAGCCTTGACCCTATGCGCTACGGCTTTACTGAGCCTCTTGGGCGCCACGGCACTGAGTTTGTTCACGTTACCAATGGTCGTATCATGATATGCGCCAAGAAGCAGGAAAAAATACTCCCTGGTGGTGTTATCAAGGAGCAGCTAGAAGCCAAAATATTGGCGATCAATGAAGCTGAGTCTCGCCCTGTTGGCCGCAAAGAACGCGACACACTGAAGGACGAAATTATCTTTTCGCTGCTTCCACGCGCCTTCACGCGATCAACGCTAACCTATGCCTACATTGATCCTGATAGCAAGATGATTGTGGTGAATACCTCATCAGCCAAGCGCGCAGAGGATTTACTCAGCAAGCTGCGCGAGGCGCTGGGGTCGCTTCGGTGCATTCCTATTGCGCCAAAGAATATCCCTACCCAAGTTATGACCAATTGGCTATACGAAAGCCAAGCGCCGCACCAGTTTGAATTGGGTGATGAGGTAGAGCTGCAGGCCGCCAAAGATGGCCGCGTGATCCGTGCGAAGCGCCAGGACCTTACCGCCAGCGAAATACTTAACCACCTTGAAAGTGGTATGCACGCAAGCAAAATCGAACTGGTTTGGAAAGAGGCCATAACCTGCATTATTGATGATCAGGTCGCCATTAAGCGCCTGAGATTCGAGGATTCAATCAGCGATAAGGCCAACGACCGCAACCCCGAAAGTAAGGCCGAACAGTTCGACGCCGATTTTGCAATCATGGGCCTTGAGCTGAGCAACTTTATCAAAGCGCTATTGGCTGCCTATGGCGGCGAAGATGATACCCTTTTAGATTCCTGATTTAGTCAGAGGAAGCGACTTGCCGAGTTAATAGCTCGGCTTTTTTATTTGTTGGAATTGATAAATTTAACTTGATAAAGTTTTATCTTGTGTTATTTTGAATAGACCAATAACCAACGGAGAAAACCAGAATGAAAAACATTTCAATATCACTTGTGTTTGTACTTTTTTTGCTTGTATCAACAGATATTAAAGACGCCGAGTGCTCTCTTTTATTTGTTCTTTTTGTTGTTGCGCTCAACACATTTAGCATTCTTTTTTCTTTAAAAAATGAGCGGCTCACCGATGAAGAAAGCCTGCGCATAAGCTATGAGCGCGACCGCCTTATCGCAGCGCTAAAGGCCATGCAAGAAACCAATCCTGGAACACTTACCTTTCTACCAAAGAGCGCCGCCGAGATTAAGAAGGCGCGCGCCGCATGGGTTAACGCATCAGCACTACTATCTGAAATTGAAAAAAATGACGGCGGCAAAAATGCAATCCTTAAACCTTGAGATTGAATACCCGGTTAAGGCGCTGCCAAGCTGGGCCAATCGCTGGGCTTACGATTACCACACCAGTTCTATAATCCCGGTCAAGTTCGTCAATGGACTGGTATGGATTTCATCGCCAAATGATGCCGGAGCGCTTCCGCAGGTCCCGACAGGCATAGTTATCCTTGATGATCCATATGTGCCAATTGAACGATTTATGTGGATGGCGTCGGCGGCGTGCCTGTTTGCGGCGTTAATTATAAATTTCTTAAAAGCTATTGGAGAGTGAAATGGATGTTGATAAGAAAAATTTCGTAACTTCCGACAATACAGGCGGATATTATGTTTGCGAATGCGAAAATTGCGGTCATGTGTTTAGCAGTGAGAATGCCAATGGTGGCGCACCTCTTGCTGATTCTGGCGATTATGATGATATTCGCTGCCCTGAGTGCGATTACGTTAGCCCTTCTGATTGCGAAAACCCTAATTTAGTTTGGAATGTTCAGCAGGCAAAGATTAATTTACTTGAAGCCGAAAACGCCCGCCTGCAATCTATCATTGATGCGGCTAATGCGCAGGAGCCCGATGGGTTTATTGTCGGCAGCAGTCTATATAGCGATGCCACTATCGCGGCAATCTTTGAAAGCGATGTGTCTGGTGGGTATTTGGTTTATGCCCGCCCAATCCCCGCGCAGCAATCGCCAGCAGTGGCGGTGCCAAGTACATTGTGCAAGCAGCTTGAAATTGTAAGCCGAAGACTAGAGGAAACTGGTTTGTCTGTTATGAAAAATACAGTTGATTTTGCAATCACTGTATTGTCATCACCCAGCGCCCCCAATGAGCCCGCAGTGGCGGTGCCTGAGTGGGTTAATTGCGGCGATAGATTACCGAAAAAAGAAGATGCCGACATTGCCGGTAATGTCACTTGTCGTTGGAGCAATGGGGAGATAGTTGCCATTCAATGGGCAGATGTAGAGGTCGGTGATGATGAATGGCTATGTGCGAATACTGCCAAATCACCGCGCATCACCGAGCAGGATGCGCAAGCGCGTACCGTTGCCCAATGTCTTGAAATGATTCGCGACCTATCATCGGTTATCCGCAGTCAGGTAAACTGCGGCAAGCTGAAAGATGACGACAAATACATCGTCTTTGGTGGCTCAAGAGGCGAAATATCGAACCTGCTTGAATGGGCTGACGCTATTTTATCTGAAAACGAAAATGCCGATGTGCGGCAATTGGTGCTTAATGATGAAAGCGTAGGGGGTTGATGTGAGCGAAGCGCGACACGTTATTAAATACACGCACGATAATGGCATAGAGTTGCCAAGACCTACTGCATGGTGCGGCCACACAATCCAGCGCCATGAGTGGCATTTTCAAGACGCGCAGCATGCGGCGCTTGCAGCTGGGGGTTCTGTGCAGCCGTGTAAGCTGTGCGTACAGGCAATCGTTAATGCGCTTAGCGTTGAGCTGTGATTGCGTGTAACGTTTAGCTAAAGCGCTGCGTTTAACAAGTGATAAAAACGCAAATTTCTGGACAGTCGCTTTGAGTGACTTGTTACATGTTGTAGCAGGTTTAATTTAACCAAGTGAGAGGTTTTACCATGATTTTAATTTTGATAGCCATTATTGCAGTTACCTTAATCGCGGCTTACTGCGCACAAAAAGATGTTTGGTGCTCTGCATTCCACGAACTTTTCTGCCCAGTATTTGTTGTTTTGGGATTTATTGGCCTTTTCTTTTACTGCTTTTTGGCTTACGGATATATTGCCGCCGACTACAAGAAAGATATTATTAACCGCGAGTACAAAACAAATTACACGCGAGAAGAAGTATTTTATGCCAGTGATGTTATTGAAACGGTACGCGAGCTAAACCGCACAAGACTTGAGGTAAACGGTGATTTACTAAAAGACAAATAGTTAACTGCTGCGCTCTCACAGGCAGCATGTAACGTTAAGTTCAGCGGCAGGATTTAAGGCGAATTTTTATGGAATACTTTGCGAAGCAAACCATAAAAAGGCGACTTAAAGACTGTCCAACGTAGCGCAGCGAAGTGATGCTGCAACGCCTTGTTAGGCTTTTTGTTTTGGTGCGATATGAAAACATATAAAAACTGGCCTCTGCTTGATGAAATACCGCAAGGATGGGCAATAGACAAAACAGCAGGTTCACCGCTTTGCGGATATGCATTTGTAACAAATTGCAAAAGCCCCTTAAAAGGCCAAGAGCGCGCTTTGTTGCGAGTTGTACAGCAACAGCAAGGCCTACCTTTTAATGATTTGGTGGTTGTTTCCAAAATGGAAATAGCCACTGTAAAACAGGCAAAGCCAAGCGGCAGTTTTGTTTTTGATGCAAGCCAGGCAAAAACAGTTAATGACCTTGCAAGGCAAAAATTTAAACACAAGTTGCTTAATGATATTTTAGTTGATTTAACAATATGTGAAATAGAAGGCTGGAGCCAAACCGAATATATTAACGAACTTAAAAGTTTAATTAATAGCATAGGTAAAACGCCAGCCTAACGCCGTTATAAGCGGTGCGCAGTAGATAGTGATACGTGCGGCAACTTATGCCGCATCCGTTTGATAACTTTGTTACATTTATTTTGGAGGTTTCGCAATTGGCAAATGATACGGTTTTAGAGTTGGACGATGAAGAACAACCGTGCATTAAGTGCGGTGGTGCAACGGACACTGGATGGGAATGCACAGAATGCGGATTCGATAACCGCGATTGGTATTTCCCGAATAGGCCAAAGCGCCCAACCGAATGAATGTAACGCCCATGTACAACCGCACGCGAAGCGTGTCGAACGGAACGAAGTGTAGTGATGTTGCTACGCCTTGTTAGCTGAAACTTAACGGAGTGAAAGACTATGAGTAAAAAATTTTTAGAGGCGCTTTTTAAAGAGAAATTCAGGCTGGAAAATAAGATAGCCTCACTTAGCGCAGCACTTATGCATGCGGAAACAGAATGTACAGAGTGCAATCATAGATCAGGAGATAGACTTAGGGTTGAAAAAACATATTGTGAGAATGAAAAAGATAGCAATGATAGGTTAATTGATCTGTATTTTTCGGAGCACGCAAACAGCTAACGTTGAGCACAACGGCGGCTTTTAACAGCCGGAAAAGTGCGAAATTCTTGAACCGTCCAGTTGCTGCGACTGGTTACATTGGTTGAACAGGAGATTTTATGATTAAGCTTGAGCGATTAAAAACTAAAACTGGCAGAGCATGGCTTGCTAAAAATGCACACCGTACGGTAATGATTTGGTCTAACGAATGGTGTAGATGGTGGGGCAATGATAGAGCTGGCTACACAAGCGATATTAAGCAGGCTGGAATATATACCTTTGCCGATGCGTTTGATGCAAGTGGTCATTGTGGCGGTGAAAAAGGCATACGCTATAAATTTTGTGATGGCACCCCTACGCAAGAAGCGCATGGTGCGGCACAACTAATGCTGAGAGCAATGTAACGCCCATGTTCACGCGTGCCTTTTAACAAATAACGACAAGGTGATTTCTACCCGCATCGCGCGTGTAACGCCTTGTTATGCAAACAACTACAATAGGAAGCAAGATTATGCCGATTAAAATAGATGGTTTTCAATGCGCGAAATGTCTATACGTGCATACGGATTTTGAAACCGCTGAAAATTGTGAATCAAAACACGGTACAAATTTAGAATACACTCCTGAATTTGAGAAAGGCAAGATTGGGCCATCTGCAATAAAATGCAAATTTACAAAAGAAAACGGCGACCAGCATGAGCGGCATTACTACTAAGCATAACGCCAATGTACAACCGCACCGCTTGCGGTGTCGCGTTGCTACTACTGGTTATGTTCCGGATGCTTGCGATTAACTAATTTTAGGAATTAAAACATGAATACTGCACGAGTTTACAAAGACAGTGATGGTGAAGATCGCACAATTTTTCAAATGGTAAGACTTGAACCGGAATGGGCAGCTCACAGAATTAAAGAAGGCGAAAAAGCAATCGCAAGAGCCGCCGAGCTTGAAAAAATGCTACGCAAGAAACTAGATTTAATTAAATGCGGAATTGGTGGAAATTATTCTGGCAGCCCTTATGAAAACCCACTTTATACCGAAGTGACAGCCCTGCTAGAGAACACATAACGCCGTTATAAACGGTGCGCAGTACACAGTAATTAAAAACGCGGTGTTATGCCGCATCCGTTTGATAATTTTGTTACATTTTGGCGGGCAATATGACCAAAGACGAAGAAAATTCAATACGTTTAGCTCAACAAATTTGTGAGGCAGGAACGATACTTAATTGCGCGATTGACCATTACGCGCCAACACACATTTTTGCGTTGTTTAGTGGTGGGCACGATTCACTGACCGCCACCGCTTTAGCTTGCGCTGCGCTACCCGATGAAATTGATGCGGTAGTGCATATTGATACGGGCATTGGAATACCGGAAACTCAGCAGTTTGTGATTGATGTTTGTGCGAAGAACAATTGGCCGCTTTTGATTTACCGCGCAGCGGAGAATACCAAAGCTGACGGATCGCCAGACCCACAAATTTACGAAGACATTGTAATTGAGCACGGATTCCCCGGCCCCGCTGCGCATAGATTTATGTACTCAAAACTAAAGCAGCGACAAGTTAGAAGGCTTGTGCGTGACCACAAAGAAGAACGCTTTGATAAAATTATGCTGATTTCTGGTGTGAGAAAAGCTGAGTCTGCACGCCGAATGGGTACGGTTAAAGATGTTCACGTTGATGGCGCGCAGGTTTGGGTTTCACCAATGCTGAACTTTACCGATGACGACCAGCGCCTTTTAATGCGCGAGTGGGATTTGCCGCGCAATCCAGTTAAAGATAATTTGTGCATGAGCGGTGAGTGCCTTTGCGGTGCTTTTGCGCAGAAAGGCGAACTTGCTGAGATTAAAATATTTTACCCAGAAGTGGCCGCACGTATTGAGTCAATTCAGGAAAAAGTAAAAGAAGCAGGGCACAAGAAAGATTGGGAGACGGGCGACTTCGCGAGAGATGGCGATCCTGAAACTGATAACTTGATGATGTGTGTTAGATGCGAAGACAGATACTTATCGAGCCAAATGTAACGCCGTTATAAATTGCGGCTGCACATTGGTAGTAAAGAGCGGCGGCTTAAATTCCGTCAATTTCATAACTTTGTTAAGTGAGGTACGCGAAGTGAAATGGGTAGAAACCACTTTAAGAAAAGGAACAAAAACCCCAAAGATTTGCAAGGACATGTTTATTACTGATAGCCGTGGGGTGTTTAATTTGTGCGAATTAAAAAACGGAAGACCAGTAAGGAGAGAATTAATAAGCAAGGCGGATGCGGATAAGCTGATACAAGATAATTACTTAGTAGGGATTAGATCAATTTTTGCAGGATGCCTCACATATAGAACACACAAAAGCAATAGGCTGGTGGTTGAGCTGCTTGCTACTTAACAGCGGAATATACGGCTCGACCCGCAAAACTACAAAAAGTTGATATTTTTTTGTTAGCAGAATCAGCAACTTAAAATCTGGCACGGGATTTTTATGGGTAGGCCGTATATTTCCGGGTTTATTTTTCACCCTAAGTTGCGCGGATTTTCTATACATATAGATTTCCATATGTATAGAAAATATGGATTAGTTTACATATGAATTTTAACCAGCCCACACAGGGTTAGGGGGAGTTGTGAGAGATTCAGAAATTGCGATTTATTACATGCGGGACAACCACACTTTCCGCAGACTGCCTTTCCATGTTGAAGACGGAATTCAGGCAATAAAGGACGAATTCGAGGAGGGTTACACACACGGAATGCTTTGCAGTAAGGACTCAAGAATTAATGATCTGCACGCGCGCGGCATGAAGAAATGGTTTGAGTTTGAGAGGCAGGCAACAGAGTGGATTGCTAGCGCAATTTTAGTTAACCAACAGCCCGCAGGGCAGGAGTAGATATGCCACTTGATTCACAGCAGGCAGTAAAAGAGCTTAGTGAGGCTATGCGAGAGGCGATAAAGGCTGGGCAAATTGAGCTAGCATTGCGTCTAGAGAAAAAAATTAATCAGCTCATAGAGTATGGGTCAAAAATACCTGCATAACCGCCCAATGGCGAATAGGAGAGAGTGATGGTAGATAGAGTGTTTGTTGATATGGATGGCGTTATCGTTGATTTTGAGGCGCACATGCGGGCGACCGGATTGACTGGTGATGAGCTAAAAAAGATTGAAGGCGCCTATGCTGCAATGCCCGCCATTGAAGGCGCAATCTCAGCAGTGCGCAGCCTAATAGGTATGGGCTTTGAAGTTTGGATTGCAACAAAACCGCCAACCGGCGTGCACTATGCCTACGGTGATAAAGCGAAATGGATCATTGACAACATTCCAGAACTAAAGCGCAGAATAATCGTTACTCACGATAAGGGGTTGCTTGGGGACGCTGGAGATTTTCTTTGTGATGATCGACCGCATAAAGCCAACTGCGAGAAATTCCAAGGTAAGCTATTGAGATTTGTTGATGGCTATCACTGGCCGCAAGCACTCGAATACTTTCGAGGCGTAGCGCTGCTAACTAAAACAAATCGTGTCGTTAAGACCGCATAACAGGGGTTTTTATGCTAACAGATGAAGAAATACAAGCGATGTGGAACGACTGCATCAGAAATCGTAAAACAACGAATGACTTTGCACGTGAAATCGAGCGCGCAGTACTGGAAAAGGCGGGGGAGCAGGAGCCTATAATCAAAAAGATTGGCAAGGTGCAAATTGGTACAAAGTTCTCTTACCTCGATCATCCAGAAAAAATTTACGTTCTTACCTGTCACTATGGCATTCAGGGCTGCGGTGAGTGCGTTAAGTGGAGTGGCATTGATGTTGATGGGCATCAATCAACTTTTTCAGTTTCAGAGACGCCGGAAGAGTTTTCAGAGCTTGATGTACTGGTTCATGACCCACTGCCAGCGCAAGCGATACCGGAAGGATGGCAATTGGTGCCGGTTGAGCCAACGCCTGAGATGTTGAAAGAGATTCACTTGATTGAAGAGTTCAGCGAACGAGCGCTAATAGTGCGCTACAAGGCCATGCTATCCGCATCCCCAAAGCCATAAGGGAAAACAACATGAAATCGTTTGAAGAAATCGCGCTTGAGTATTGTATTTGCCTAATAAGTGTTTTTGCAGTTATTTGGATTGTGTGCCTTATTGTATAAAGAGCAAAAAAACATGAAACTGATTCTAATGGTTATTACCATGGTCTTGTGCGCATGCGTAAACCAGCCAATCGACAACAACGCTGACGGGCTTGTGCCTGCGGTTAAGGAGTTATGATGGATATTGCAGTGCAGATTGCCATAATCGGTTTATTTTTCCTTATGGCTTATGGTGCGGTTTCATTTGTAATTAACGCAAGGAACTGGTTTGACCTGATACCAGCCTTGCTTTGCTTTTTGAGTGCAGTACTTATAGCTTACGGCATTTATACTCAATGCCCAGGTATGTCCGTTTATCACAAGTGCTAAAAATAAAAAGCCGCAATTAAGCGGCTTATTTTTTTGCTTTGGATGATTATTTAATGCTACATGACGCCATTATCCAATCCGCTAAAACTTCATACGATTTTTCGCAAGCCTGCCCTGCTATTCGGCTTTCATCAGCGTGTTTTGCATAGACTCCCGCGAGTCGGTCAGACTCTTTGAGCATGTCTGCAAACACTCGATTGGCGGCTTCGGTTGCCTTGCAATTAGCGGCAGCCCTGGAACTGTCAGCGGCACGCTTTGCATAGGATTTGGCGTTGTCGTGCAGGCTGTCATAAGCAGAATCGGCAGCAGCAAGCTGATTTTTAAGTAGCTCAATTTCAATTTGCGCATCGTCTTGTATCTCCTGGTGATCGCTTAAAACGCCAGCGGTGAAAGTGTTTGCGACTTCATGTGCAGTGATGACGGATTGATAGGCATTTTTTTCCCATCTATCCCGCTCTGAATCAACGCCAGAATCGTAAGTATATTTAAAGGAATATGCCACCAGCCCGATAGCTAGCAAATGCAGCCAGTAGCGCGACAAAAGGCCAGTCATCACATTAATCATAACCCCACCGCTATTATCGATGATGCCGTTATTGATGAGGCGCCTATTGCTGATAAAAAATCTACCGGGGAAACAACACCGCTTTCATCTATCGTTACGCCGTAAACATAAATCACACCGGTCGATTGAATCTGATGTATTACAGTGATAGTAGTCGGATCAGGCGCTGTCCAAAATCCGCTTGGGTCAACTGCGATATCTGCATCCTGGTAAACCAATAAATCACCGGTAGCCGGGGTTACATCAAGATTTGCAGTGATGTACGCAGGATTGTCTGTCACTGGCATATTCAGCGTGACAATTGAGTAGCCAGCAGGAGCACCAACAACCGATGCAGCGGTCGCAGCGGTCGCGCCTTGCGTCAGTGTGTGCGTATGCGATGCGCCCATGAATGGATAGGCTTGGGTGCTCACTGGCGGCGGATAGGTCGCTGTGAATGCCTTTGGGTCGGTGCCAGCAGCTATCGTTACCGCAGCGCTTACTGTGCCCCCACCGATTACCGGAGTTGTTAGGGTTGCCGCGCCCGCTGTAAACCCGGTAGCCGTACCGGCGAAGGCGCCATCGGCAGGGATCGGATTATCAATGGTGTTGATCGTCGCCTCTGCCTTCCATGGGTTTCCTGCGAAGTTTGTAAGGATGCCGTCATTGCCGCCAACCACATCCGGGAAAACAGTGCCGCTGGTTACGCCATCCGCATCCCAATGGTGGTTAACTGTTGGCGAGGTGATCTGTGTTTCGTAGATATCAATCCGACTTCTGGTAGTAGCACTACTACCGAGGCGTGTAAAAGGCTGCGACTGAGTGATCACAAATCCCTTGGTGGTATTGACCGCCCCATTCAACCTGTAAACAGTACTGCTTACAAATCCCTCGATCTCTATTTCATATGTTCCGCCAGCGATAATTCCTGCTGCTGCGGAGTTATAAGTGGTTCCATTTGCCCTATAAACGAATAACCCAGTAGATAGGCTGACATAAACCCTATTTGCTGAAGTTGCCTCGCCAATTAAATTTAAATCGCCAGTCAATCCAGCGGGAATCCTGAACCTAAATCGCATAAGCGATCCGCCAGCAGGAAGTGTTACGCCGGTAAAAGTAACGGTGTTCATGCTTGGGCTTGCTAAATGCTCAAGGTAATTAGCCATTACTATGCTCCGGCGCTATAAGTTGGGAGCAATCCGATGTGCTCAAGGTTTGTTTGGTAGCATCCGGCATTCAGCCCGCCGCCAGCCAGTCCAATCGTAGGTGATCCAGCCTTAAATCGGTAGTCATCCGCATCCATATCGATAAACATGGCCGCAGGAGTCGAGATAACAGATAACGAGTCAGGATTACTAACCCCCAAACTAGAAGGAACTCCAGCCACAGAAGTCGGCCAAACTGCCCAGCTAAGGTTGATATCACCAGCTCCATTGGCATTCATACGTGCATAGTCAAAATCGGCATAGGCGTTGTTGTTGCACTCAGTCAGCACAGTAGGGTGCCCTTGATTGTTTATCTGGATTTGGTTAAGCCCGCCGATGTTGATATTATTTTTAAGCCTAACATTGGCGAACCCAGAAATAACACTCAACTTTGTAGTTGGGTCATCCGCGCGAATAATGCAATGCTCGACCAGTAAGTCGGTTGATTGCTCAAGTCCAGCCCCCATCTCTGCCGATACCGTTGCGCCACCGCCCTCACCACTACCTCTGTTGCGAAGGATGCAATTCCGGACAATCGTCTCCCCGCAATGCGCGGTGCCGCCACCCCTGACTCCTAAGTAGAACGGGCGTGATCGCGTGTCCATGTAGCAACTGTCAAATGTCGCACCCTTATACGGAGTTACCAAATCAGGGTAGAGGAAGTGATCTTTTGCGAAAAAACCAAAATCTGCTTGCTCAAAGTGGCAATTTTGAACAAATAAGTTTATCGCCCCGTAAGTCTGAATATTGGCAACAAGATTGGCATCTACCCCTGCGTTCCTACGAATGTCGTAAATTTTGCAGTTCCTAATAACCCAGTCTTGAGTGCCCCACGGCGCAATCCCCGATACGTTTCCGCTCGTACTATATGAGTCAACCGATGTTACGCAGCAATTCTCTACCAGCCAGTTACCGGATATCCTTGAAAAGTCAGGGGTAAGAACCGCCCCACCCAAGGAGGCAATACCGGCATTCATGCAGTTTTCAAAACGCAGCCCGTAAATGTGCCAATAACTTTTCGCCTCAGTAACGAGGCCTGCGTATTCGCCGCCGCCATCGATAATTACCGAACCTTCATGCCCGGACGCAGCCCGCATGACGCACGGGTGAAAAATGGTTCCGCTAATCAGCGGAGCCGTAGCCGCAAATACTGAGGTGGCCAGAACCTGATCGGGGACAAATGGGTTATCCACAGTAGACTCAAAATAGCGCCCAGCCTTGGCGTGAATCTCACCGGATGGCTGCAAAACCGAGTGTGCCCTGTTGAATGTAGCGAATGGGTTTATCTCGCTGCCGTGCGGCCCAAGCCCATTGCTTACGGTGTCGCTACCAATAGACTGATCCACCCACAAAACCTGCGCAGGCGTGTAAGGCGGCTCAATATTGCCGGTTTCAGGATTTCGACTGGCAAGAATTGTGAAAAATAGGGTGCGCACTATGGCCATGCTTACTCCGGGATTGCTGCATATGCGCGAGCCAAGCGAGCTTTGCGATCATCAAGCCCCTTGGTACCGCCATTAATGATTTTTGTCTGCGCTTCAAATGTGGGCGCCTTGCCGCATTTGTTTTTAACCCAGAACCACACCGCAACGCGCGCTGCGCATTCAATGCCGCTGACCATATCGGGGTTATTTACGCACAGAATCCCAAGCGCATCCTGTGCAGCCTTGTAGTTCGATTTGCCGGTCAATTGGATAATCCCGCGCCCACGGTATTTAAATCCGTCCATGGTGTCTGGATTGCCGTTCCCCATGCGATTGGCGTAGGCATAGCTGCCGATTAGCTCAGGATTGCGCGCGATATCTTTGGCTAGCAAGTTTGGTGAGCCATCCGCATCGGCAAAACGATTTGGCCATGTACGCGCCAAACCTTCAGCGCTGTAGTTCAAACTTTCAATGAGCCGACGAAACCCGCCTGATTCATGTGCGCACTGTGCGCAAAATTGCGCAATCTCTTTTGGGTCGGTTATGCCGTTTTCTTGCAGTAGTTTTGACAATGGCAAGTAAACAGCTTGCGCGCCAGCAGTTGATTCTGTTTTATCGCAGACTGCAAGTAGGATTTTTTTAATTATTTCAGTCATCTTTTGCCGCCTTTCTCGCTGCGTTTTTATCTACTAGGTAACCAGTTGTCACTGCCGCAAGCACAAGCCCCGCTAAAACCTCTAGCGTGCCCGCGCAAGACCTCACCATCTCCAGCTTGCTAGCATTATCTGCCGTAAACGTCGAGTAAGCGATTACCGCGCCAAGCCCAAGCATTACACCGCATAAGACGGTAACAGCGAGAGCAAGACCGAAGCGCTTAACCGATGGGCGCCCAGTGCTTCCGTCTTCGACAAAATCACCAAGCCATAGAATGAACTGCTCAATTTTTTCGCGCACGCAACTTCTCCCGCAGCTCAATTGCCCACTTTATCCACTTTTCTAAAATCAAAGTGATGATCCAGAAACAACTGATAGCGGCAATCCAGCCGGAGTAACTTAGCGGCCCAATGCCTGAATTTGCGAGGTCAATATATTTTGCGTTTGCGGCCAGGTTACCAACACCGACCGCTACAAATGACAGGGAGATTTTATTCATCGCCCATTCTTGAATTGCTTCTCTTGCTGATCCGATCACTTCGCCGCCTCCAGTAAGCCCGAGCTGCTAGGTATAAGCTGTGCGCGATTGAAGTCACTATCAGAATGATTAGCAGTATCTGATTTGCGGCGATTATAGTTGTTGTGTGATCCAACCCCGCCTCCGGTGCTGATAGCGATTGCAAGCAATTGCAGTATAAATGCTACCAGTACAACTAGCGGCCTGACGTCGTAAATAGTGTCGCGTAAAGCAACAGGTGCGCAACAAGCCGCTATATTGTAGGCCATGCAAAACACCTCAATCAGTATAATAGCTGCACAGCATCGGGTGCGGCTTAAAATATAACACGCTATTACAAGCGCCCACTGGATCAGTAGATTTTTTGCCAGCCATATATACTTTTCGGAGCCAAAAATCTGCAGCAGAAAAGCGTTATCAGGCGGAAAAATAGCGGATAGTGGCAAGTAAAACCATGATACCAACAATCCCAATAACCACAATTGCACAGGTATTTTTCTTGGCGACATTTGAATCTTCCTCTGGCGCCATTTTGTTTTGGCGTTTCGGCGGCTGCTCTTTGTTTGGCACTCTATCAACTCCCATAAAATCTATATTTTATAAATAGCAGTTACTATAAATTTAAAGCTGTTGTAATTTTGAAAAAATACTAGGGTGAAAGGTTCTTCTGGATCAAGCTCAAAAGGAACCTCCATAAACAACGTCATTTTTGCGAATTGAGTTGTAACCGCATCGCCAGATTGGGCGATATTTATTGTTTCAAATTGCCCCATTCTGACGAAAATAATAGAAAAATTGTCTTCTACTTCGTCGATGTTAACAATATCAAAAGCCAATATATCACCAGGTGTAAAATCGCCGGGCGTTCTTGTTTCAAAAACAATTTCCCCGCCGCCTGTTGTGATAGCTTGCAGCCCTGCGTTCCCTGTGAAAATTAAATTACTTAATGTAAAATCGCTTTCTAAATAAGTTGGTAATAAATTGCCGCCCGCTGCTGTACCGCCACCGCCTAGACCTTCAATAATTACAACGTCAACCCATTCCGCATCCTGCCCATCTGATGATGCATAAATATCGTAGCGCCCAGGCTCACAATAGAACCTGGCAAACCCTTCCGCATTTGCAGTAAAAGGATTTGACTTTGATACGGAGCCTGCCCTGTTTTGGAGCAGATCAGCATCGGTAGAGGTTCCGGCAAGCTTAACGGAGATCGTCGCACCCGGTATTGGCAGCCCGTCAATAGCGCTTGTTATAGTTGCTTGCCATACACCGTTAGCCATAGATAACTCACTTTAAATTGATTCTGTGGTCAATGCTTCGCCGCTTTCTGCCATTAATGCATAGCCATTTTCAGTAGCAACCATTGAAAATAATGCACCGCTTGGTGCAGCAATAGTCACCTCGCCAGATGATTCATAGGTTGCAGTAAATGCAACATGGCCATCATGGCCGCCGCTTATCTCAAGCGATGAAAGGAAAAAACCATGCTGAGCCGATGCTATTGATCCATCCGCATTCCTAATGGTAATCAGGGTATTGGCAATCCCAAGCCATTCATCCAGCAATATATCGCAATTATCGTCTGTTGCCACGCCCTCAATTGATACTGAAGCACCCTTAACGCTCGGCTCTGGCAAAACAGTCCGCCATCCGTTTGAATCGTCATTGGTTACGCCAACTGCCTCGCGCGAATAGGCAGAGGTTTTTGATTTAACAGCCGCAATAACATTGCCAGCAAGCAATATCTCAAAATCGCGCCCGTTATAGCCAATCTCGCTCATATGGTGGACTCTGTAGTCTCAACAGTTGCAGCCCATGAGATTGTTTTTGCGGCCTCACCGGTTACAACGATATTAAAATAACCATTGGTTGTATCAGCCGCAAAATCTACATCCCACGCGGATGCACCTGAATCTGCATCAAGAACGGTAAGAATTGGTGTTCCGATTATTGCAACCGTCCCAACCCCTGCGCCGCGCTTAACTGTTGCGCTAAATTCCCATGTTTTAACATCAAAGCTTGTCGATGCTATAGCTGTAACAACCCCTTTCACCAGATACAAGGAGCCATTAACAGGCAGATTTATATTCAATATTCCATCGCCACCAAGATGATCAGTTAATAAGTTAGCTGGCGTGGCGTTAGTTGTCCGGTTGCTCATGTCAAATTTGCGTCGCTGGCGGCTACCCTTATCACTGGTAAAACTTACGACGCCATGAGCTTCTACCCCGCGCACTCCGCGCGCAGTAGCAAATCCGCCCGATGCGGTGCTCAGTCCTGCATCAGCAAGGCACGCGGAACCGCCTGGAACCCATGAGTTTTGCCCAGAGGCAACGTTTCTGTTGCCGCCAACAACGACAGCAAAAGCGCCTGACGCTGTGTTAGAGCTGCCGCTTAAAATTCCAGAAAAATAACCGCTTGCCACCTCGGCAGCAGTTTCCCGAATAAGCTGAAGATCAACAGCTTTACCATTGCGCTTATTTCCACCTGCAGTTGTGTTATCGGCAACCTGAAGAGAAAATCCGCCCTGCCCTTTTGGGGATAAGACGAAATCTATATCTGTTTCTGAGCCTGTGGCGACCAAGCTAACAACCGGAACTGTTGCATTGGGAGCGGCGGTAGCTTTACCTTGCGACAAGTACAGAAGGCCACCAAAAGCCGATGCAGGCGCCTTTACGGTTAAGCCGCCCTGCACTATTGGAACGCTTTCGGTTCCCGTCAGTGGTAGCGTGGCCGCTGATAGCTCGCTAACTTTTGCAGATGGAATGGGGAAATTTTCAAATGCCATAAATCACCTAATTAATTGTTGCACCATAAGTCACAGTTGTGCCGCTGAGAGTAACATAACTCACTCCATCGATTGCGATGCCTGCAGGTCCGCCAGTGCCAAATTCCATACCCACACCATCTGTACCCGGCTGCCCAAGGTCTCCACCATCACCTGCAGTTGCAACGCCAACATATTCGCCAGCTCCGCCTGTTGTTAGGGTGCCATTATTAAATCCAGTGCCAGCCTCATAACCAGCTCCGCCACCACCTTCACCGTAAGCCCCAAGAGAGGCGTTTGATGCCCCGCCACCGCCCCCGCCACCGCCCGCAACAATGCAATCAATTAGCTCAACGTCAACGCGGGTATAAAAGCCATGGTAGCCTTGCTCTCCATCGTTATCGGTATCGCCATCGTCAAGCCCTTCACCCGCATCGCCGCCGCGCCCGATTATTGATAGTCCGACAATTTGAATTATAAGCCCATCACTATCAACTTCCGGCCAGTCCCCCATAACAACCGAAAACAGTCCGGACATTACATTTTCAGCGCCATAAATTACACCGGAATCAGCCTCAAACCTAACGGTGGCCCCTACCGGTATAGCGGTAGGATAAATAGAATCAAAAATAGCTCTGAATGAGCTAAACCCGCCCATCCTATATTTACTTTCAGTAAGCGAAACAATAATTGTAAGGTCATCAGGATCAAACCCGGTAGCACGAAACTCTTCAAGCTCAAGGGTATAATTTCCTTGTGCTTTGCTGAGCGAAACTACCTGCATTGGTATAGTCGGTGTGCCGCCATATTCATCCTCAAAAACACTTGAGGTAACGTTTACAACCTGTGCCATTTCTGGCGCAAGAGTTGCTTTCATTTTGCACGTAAGCCCGCGCGGGGCAAGCTCATAGCGTCCCACAACAAACTCAGTGGTTTGGCTCGCCTGCGCGCGCAAGAATGCAGGAATCCATCTTGATCGCTGCCGCCTAATAGCTGCAGGGTTTCCCATAATTACCGCCACCGGATTGGATGACGGGCGAACAATAGTCGCCGGATAGTTACGCGGCTCATCCATTTTTAACAATGGATTTTTACGCCCAAAAGACAAGAAAAATATATCAACGCGCTTATCATCGTAGAAATTAACGCGCGGAGAATCCATGTTGTCATCAGTTATCCCCATGGTCGGGTACTGGGCAATCAAAAACTTCATTATAATTTTCTTGGCAACAATATCCGTGTGGATATCGAGCGCCATATCTTTCATTAAATCTTGGATAAGCTCAAATACCGGCGTTGGCTGTGCAACCCTTGCAGTAAGGCTCGGGCTGCTAACCAAAGCAACCTGTGCATCCCATTGTGCAACATTGTAATAATCTGCAGGGGTTTCAGTGTAATCAAGAAGACGCTCCAAAATCTGGCTTACATCTTGACTTATAAATGACTCCATAATCTGAAGTGTGTCGCCCTCTTCATGCTCATCTGCAACGCTAAAATATGCCCCTCGCTCGATAAATGTAACTGTATCCCCGGATATGCTGCACCGCACCGACTCATCACCTATGGATGCGTCAAATGTTGCAGGATATTCAGCTCCAATGCCTACAGGCTCAAGCACAACACTGGTGTCCGATGATGTGATATCAACAGATAGAAGTCCTTGGCTCGGCGCCGGGCAAAGTGTTTTATTTCCCTCTGCAAAATCGAGAACGTCCTTGGCTGTAATGCTATATCCGGTTTTATCGCCCGCTATTTTGCCAACATCGGCAATGTAGTGGCTAACCTCCATAGCTGCGAATTCTTGATCAGTATTGCCGCGAATAATGCGCACAGGGTAACCCTGCACATTGGGATACATCGCCGCAAACTTGCCCCAGTAAGTGCCGCGCTCATAGGGGTTATATGGGCGTGTTGCGACATATGGGTCAAGGTCGGTGTCATTGTGCGTGTGGTTGAAAAAAGTGCACGTTACGCGCTCGCGCTTGCCCAAGTTTTCACCTGGGTTAATTCTTTGCGAGCTGGTGCTTACATTATTTAAGCTTGGCACCGCGTAAGGCTCAATAGGCACAAAGCTTGCAGCTTGAACCCATCTAATAGTTTGAATCTCACCAGTTCCGAAATTTGGCAGGTCTTGGCATGTATTTGGCGTGTTCTTGCATTCATTATCACCATCAGCCGTGCACGGTGCGACTCCATAAGTGTGTGGGCACTTAGGGCAATCCATCTCAACGTATAAAAGCTCTTGCGCACTCACAGATAAGCATCCCCGCTCATTGACCACTGCATCAGTCCATTTGCGCGCTGGTTTGTTGGAGCGTTAAAGCTTGTGGTCTCGCCGCAATACTGAACCTCTAGCGGCAAGTCATCAGGGCGCCAGGCAAAGAAAAATGTTTCTGTTGGGCCATTTGATAATTTTTGCAGCAAATGCGCATGCCTGAAAAAGTTCTGCAGTGCGGGTGCGCGAATAAACCCAGGGGTATTATTTTCTTGAGTTATGCTGAACTTATTACCCTGAGATATTAAAACGCTGCCAAGGTGCTGCCCGCTGTAGGATTTTGATGCAATTTTTTCCACTTGTGTATCCATACCGGCAGGAATATCCCCAACATAGCGAGGGCGCTCAAGCTGCAATATTCTCCCAATTTTTACATGAGCAACAGTAACCCCTTCAGTTTCTGCCGGAACGACAAAAACCAATTTGAAATAAGGGCCAACGACAGAATCAAAATGCTCAATGATTGCGCTGTTATCTACAGGGACGCGAGCGGGGGTTTCGTCTGTCCATGAAACCCCGTCTGTGCTTGAAAAAAGCTGATAAGAAATTTCATTATCGCCAAGGTTGTGCCCAGCGATGCCAACATAATCAACTGAGCCAGAGCCGGATTTAAAAAATGTAAGTGACCGCTCAAATGATGTTAAGCCGGATGCGGGAGACTTCCACCGGGTATAAGTGTCGCCACTCCATACCGCCGAAGCTGGAAATCCGTCTACAAATTCGGATGCTGTAACATCGCCAACGTCATACAGTGATTGCCACCCTATGAGCGGCTTATTTCTGACTATGTAAGTTGCGCCACCGCCACCGCCACCACCACCGATAGCCGCAAGGTAAAGCATATTGCTAATAAAAATTGCCATACGACCCCATAATTTTTTAAGCAGCGAATTCAATTTGTCCACGCAATGCCCCGTCTTTTTGAGCTTGTTTTAGCATCTCTATCACCATATCGGACGACACAAAAGAGCCTGCACTAAGACCCTCAAATCGATAAGTGCCGCCTCCGCCGCCCTGGTCAGAGCTTCCGCCAACACCAACAGGATTTGGAGCAGTTGCGGGCGCACCGTTACCTGATGCGGCAGCGCCACCAGCACCGCCAAATGATTGATTTTTAATTGCCGATACTTGCGCAAACCCGGTAGCCGCTGCCCATGCTACAGCAGGTATGCCCATTGGCCAACCGAGTTTAACGCCTGCCGCAATGCCTTGATAGGTGGAGATGAGCGCATCAGCCAGAGCCCACGCCTTGCTTATTTCAAATGCCTTGCGCGAGCCGGTTGCCATGGTGCCTACAATTGATTTAATTGCACCAGCAGTGGAGGCAGCAGACTTGCCCCAGTTCAATGCTATGAGGTTCGCGATGCCTTCATAGGCGCTACGATTCATATCAGTTAGGCGCTGCAAGTGCTCGGCTTCGGCCTGCTCTTTAACGCTGCGCCATTGCTCTTCTGTATCGAATTTCGCCGCATCCCACTCTTCGCCAATAACAAGCATTAACTCGCGATGCTCGGCAAGCAGCTGCTCTTCTGTGAGGTATCGCTGCTTAACGGTCTCAAGCTCGGCGGCGTTTTTAGCGTTCCACGCCTCCATATCCTTTTTGAATTGATCTTGATCCTTTTTATTTCCGGTATCGACTGGCTTTAGTTTTTCCCCGCCTTCGCCAAGTATTGCTTGTCTTGCTGCAACTACTTTTTTTGCCGCCTCCAATGAATGTGCTGCCACCTCATCCATAAATTTTTTAACTTTTACGCTCGGCATTTCCTGATTTGCAATTTCTGCAAGCTCTTCTCTTGCTTCTGAAACCGAATCAATTGTGCTGTCCCTAAGTTCTCGTATGGTTGACATAAAAGCGCCAGAGCCAAGCAATTCAATTTTTGTGCCGGATATTTTATTTATGGCCATAATGGCCAAATCAGCACCGAACGTTATCGCCGAAAAAGTGCGCTCCAAAACAATCAATGATGTTGCCGCAAACCCTTTGGCGGCAAGCTCTACACCTTTAAAGACAAACCTTAATCCTTGTATTACGTCAGCGGCTTTCCCAAATCCAGAAAGAATGCCTTTGATTGTAGAATCAATACCATCCCTAAACCCACTATTACCAATGGTCAGCTCTTTAAATTTAGTGGCAAGAACCTCCAAATATGGAGCCGCAGCAACGGTTAATTTATCTTGGATGACGGTAACCACATCGCCCATATCATCGATGGCGCGATTTGCAGCCTCGACTTTGGCAGCGTCAACCATTGATAGATTAAGCCCCAAATCCCTAACCGCTTGAGCCTGCTCACGGAATGCATCGCCACCCTGTCGCATAAGGTTTGCAAGGTTTTCATTTCTTACGCCAAGATCGCGCATTATGTCCTGAGATTCGGCCCCAGATAAATTCATGCTCCGCATAGCATCTGCAATAGCTGCAAAACGCTGATCGATATCGAGACCTATAAGAGATTCTGCGGAAAGCCCAAGCTTTGTTAGTGCATCATAGGCCGCCCCGGTCTGTCCGGTCGCCTCTCCTAATCGTGAGTTAAGCTTTGCCGCAATAGCATAAAGCTCTTCAGTGGCAACACCGGCATCGCCTGCCGCCATTTCGGTGGCGCGCAATCCGCCTATGGTTCCGTCAAGCGCCTGCGCAAGCTTTGCCTGTGTATCGATGGCAAGACGCCCGCTATTAACCAGACTGGCAATAATAGCGGCGCCAGCGCCAACGGCAGCAGTTGCCAAAAGGGCGGACGACCCGATAACCGAGCGCATCGATTTTTGAAGGGAATTAAGTGTTGATTCTGATTTTTTCGCGCCATCGTCTAAGCCTTGTGTCTTGGCTCCAATCGTGACAAATAGATTACCAAGACTTGGCATAAAAACTCCGGCTAGTGAAGCAAGTCGCGCAAGCGATCGAACGTATCTTTTTTCATATTGCCGACCATTTCAGGCGGCTTGACCCCATCATAAAGGAGCCATGTTTCTGCGGGGCTCATCTTCCAAAATTCGCCCGGCTGAATGCCGAGCGAGTTGGCTAGCTGATACGCTTCTTGGATGTACCCGCGATAGGCTTTTTTGCTTTTTCACCGGGCTTTTTGCTTGGTGCCGCGCCGGTCGCTGGATCCTCATCTTCTGACTGCTCGATATCCTCACCATTAACCAGCTGATCGAACTGAGCATCAGTAATTAAAGGCTTTCCGTCGGCCCCGCGAATCGACCAAAGCACGGCGGCCTGAATCATTCCGACATAGCGGTAGAGCTGATCCTGGTCGGCAGTCTGTACGGCCTCAGTGATTTCGACCTGCTTTAATTTGGTTTTACCTTGGCACCATAGGCAAAGAATCTGCGCAACATGGCGGCGCTGTACGTGCGCGACATTAACAAGGATTTGAGCGGCGACATACTCGGCGCTTGTGTTGTAAACGCGCTCGACTTTTTCGAGGATATCCCAATCGACATTAATCAAAACCTCTTCGATAGAGTTTTCGAGCTGGATTGGTAAAACGATTGTTTTGCGTAATGACTGTTTCATTTGCGTGTTTTCCTATAGCGCTTTTCGCGTCTGGTTTAGGTTTGTTGGCGTAAAAAGGCGGCTATATTTCAAGCCGCAAGGTTACACGCAACTGTTACGGTGCTGGGGTGATAGTTACGGCGCCGGATGACTGCAGCGATGCGGTAAATGCTACATGGCCATCATTAGTGCCGGAAAACTCAACGTTACCCAAGAAGAAACCGTGAGCAGCTTGGGCGACTGATCCGTCTGCATGCTCGATAGTGATAGCGCTGTTAACCACGCCAAGCCATTCATCAAGGATGATTTGGTAGTTGTCCTCAGTGGCGACGCCTTCAACGGATACATCCATTGATCGCACTGCTGGATTTGGCAGGAGTACACGCCAGCCGTTAGAGTCGTCGTTAGTAACATCAACTGCCTCGCGCGCATGGGTTGCCGTTTTTGATTGAATCGCAGCAATTACCGTGGCATCGAGCTTAATTTTAAAAACTCGACCGTTATATCCAATTTCACTCATAGTGATTGCCTCTCGATTCTGTAGTTTGAGGTTAAAATTGCTCTGTTGTTCTGATCTTTTCCAAGGCTGATAATGTCGCCCTGATTCCAAACTCCGATATACCGGGTGCCGTTAATTTCAAAGGTGGTTGGTATAATCAGCGCCTCCCTAATCTGGTTTTGCTTGGCGTAAGCATCGGTGTATTTCGTATCCCTTACGCGGATTTGGATAGATGTATCGTAAAACTCAATATCAGGGAATGGATCGCCGCCGCCCGTGTCGTAAATCGTTACGCAATCATTTGGCGATAAAGGCTCTTCGCCGATAAATACCGACCCGGCAACAACAACATCCAAGGCGGTAAGATGAGCTGCAATATCATGTGCTGCGCTATTCATTCGCCCACGCTCGCATGATGCTGAATAATCCTGAGTATATTGGCTTCATTTAAGCGCACGGTCTTTTCCAAAAATTTATTTTCACCCTTTGGCCCCCAGTATTTGCCGAGGCCACTCGGGCGAAGAATGCCCGCTAATTTCATCTCAAGGTTTTCGTGGACATAAACCGCATAAGCCGCCGTATATCCAACCTCTACAGATAAAGATTCATCTTGCGACTTCCTGGTATATGAACTGCCGCGAAGGTTTCCGTATTCGCTTGGAGCACGCTCATTACTGGCTGCTTCAATCTTTAATCCAGATTCCATCAGTCCGGCAAACGAACGGTTTTTAATGCCGTTTATTTGAGTGTTGAGGTTTTTCATCACCTCATCAAATCCGGTTACTGAATCGACCATTAAACCATTACCTTATTGAGCGTAATTGTTCCGCTTAGGTTTGGGCTATCGCCAGACCATCGAATCTCAAATGCACCAGCCAATCCAAGCGGCTCAAGGTCTGCATGCACACCTTTTTTCACATAACCCTTCAGCTCCAGCGGCTGTACCGGGTAAATCACCGCACTACTGATTACCTCTTGGCCATCGCTATTCCGAAACAAAACAGCCTTGTCTTGCCAGCGGCAAATAACGGTAACCGGAGCCGAAAAGGTTGTTTCGTTGTACTGGTTTTTTGACAGCGGCGCCCAGTAGGTAAGCTGCTGTTTCATGTGGTTCGCGTAATTAATCACAGCAATATAACCGCTTGAGCATTGAGCCTTAAAAGCTGAGCGTAACGGCGACCATACACAGTGCCGCCGTATATGCCCATAGAGTCAATGCTTGTGTTCTGTGCGTAAGTATCTGAGGCATCGCCGAGCTTGCTGGATATCGTCATGCCTGGCGATCCATAAACACCACCGAGGCTTTTCTCTTCGGCAATATTATGGGCAGCCAGAAACATGATGGCAGGCTGATAATCTTCCTCCGACCAACCGGTATCAACATTGCGCGCAGCCTCGGCGATCATCACATCGATATATGCATCATCGAGATCAGCAAAAGCCGGAGCAAAGCGTGCCTTAAATTCAATAGCGGTCGGAATCACGTAAGGCATGATTATTTGCCTTTTTTGCCATCACTTTTGCTATCAAGCAGAAGCAGCTCAGCCTCATCCAGCTTGCCCTTTAGGTCGGCATTGTCGGCGCTCAATGCGGTAACTGATTTCTCAGCCTCATCCAGCTTGCCCTTTAGGTCGGCGAGAGTAACGGCAGCTCTATCAAGCTGGCCTTTAAGCGCCTCATTTTCAGCGACCAAGCGCGCCAAGGCTTCGTTATCACCGGATGATTGACCGGCGACATCCTCTTCCTCACCAGCGATTTTTAAATTGCTGGATGCGCGAATGCCTTTCAAGGTGCCTTCGTCAATATCGATAGACTTGCTTTTGCTGCGAGGCTCTACATAGATGGTTTCACCGCTCAAGAGGGTTACACCAAGGCGCTGATTTGTATCATTAACCAATACTGTTTTTGACATTACAAAATCCTCATTGCGTGAATAAATTAGCCCGCCTCAATGTACGGGCATTTATTTTAGATGCCGTCAAGGTAGGCAAATGCACCAGGGCGGCGAATATCAACACCACCAGTGCGGAAGATGCCGGGAACATCAAAGCGCAGCGGGCCAGTCTGCCAAACCGGCAAGAAGCGGTGAGTCATTGGCATGTGCAGCTTAACTACTGATGGGTCGCGACGATAAGCAACCATACGCGCAGAAGATGAGCCGCCAGCAGTGGACAATTGGCGAACAACACGAATGGTCAACGGTAAACCGGTTGTTGCGGTGTACACGTTGTACTTCATGATCCATTCCATAACGGTGATCATCTCACCATTAGTGCCTAGGCGCTTGGTTGACAGCAAATTGTACTGATCAATAGGCAGAAGCAAGGTGTCCGCATACTCAACGCCAAGAGTTGAGCTATTGATAATTGAAAGCTTGTTATTAATGTCGCGCGCGATTTGATCGCCGGTTTTGCTTGCCCAAGTGGTGAGGCCGCCAGCACCATCAGCCGCCGCAGTGGTTGGGGTCACCGCAGTATTGTTGATCAGGCCAAGCCAGCCCTTACGGCTATCACCGATCAGCACAACACCTTCCATAAATTCCTCGGCAGCGCGGCGGGCTGCGATAGCACGCTCCGCGGACAAATCGACACGCACGCGCTGTGCATAGCCAATCTCTGCCAAGTCGTAGCCGTAGCCGATACCGGCCATTGCCACAGTGGTTTCAAACTTGCTCATGGCGATATCTGCGCGTGGCATATCGTTTGACTGAGCGTGGAACCAGTCAGCCTTACCCACTGTTTCCAGTGACATAAATTCGACCGATTTAGCCCACTCGCCAGCGGAAGTATCAACGAACACCAAGCCTGGATATTGAATCTCAGGCATTTTAATTCGGTACACTTCGGTTTCGATGTGCGCCGCTTGTTGGGTCAAGAAGCTGAGCGCTTGGCTAGCATCAATAATTTGTGTCATTTTATTACATCCTCATTAGGGAAATGTTAGCCAAAAATTAAGCCGAAGGCAGCGCGCCGCCCAAGCGGAGTTTTGCAAAGCCGCCGCTTGATGCGGTGGTCATCCAGCGGGCGCCCGCGATAGCGAACTGGGTGCCAGATGTGGCAGCACTTGAAAGCACGCCAGTAGTTGAGTTGAATGTGGCGTCTTCGCCATCTGCAACGTTGCCGCCAACCTGAATCCAAATGGTGCCGCGATACATCACGCCCATGTTGTCGTATTGGTTGTAGCCATCCGCACCGCCATCATTTGCAACGGTTTTATCGGCAATTGTTACGCCGACAAAGTTGGCGGCAGCAGCGGCACCGATAAGTGCACCCTTATCTGCTGAGCCTTGGCTAACAGCAACACCAAAGCCAATACCGGCAACGGTTTCGCAGATGCGAGTATCGGCGGAGTAATCCGCATCCGCTGGCATACCAGGGAGCGCAATTGCTTGATTTTCTGAGTAAGTAGTTTGAACAGATGGCATGATTAAATGCTCCTAATTAGGGTTGGGTTTTAGCCTTTATCTTTTAGGCGATTCTGCCCTTGTTAAAAGCTTCGGCATAGCCTTGATCGCGCTCAATACGTGCTTTTTCAGCATCGGCCATAGTTACAGTGGTTGCACCATCGCGCACAGCGCTTGCAAATGGATCATTGGGCGCAGCAGGTGCGACCGATAAGGCAACGAACGATGCTGATACCTGCTCATCATTCCAGCCCTTGGCGGTTTCGCCCAGCTTGCTATCAACCACTTGGCGCTTGATTTCAACATCTGATTTACCGTCAACAACAACGGCAGGCAGAATCTTTTTGGCTGCATCTACCACTGCCGCGCGAGCCTTAACTGCAGCATCAATAGCGGCAGGATTCTTGGCATCCAGCAGTTGCTGTTTAAGGGTGGCGATTTCCGCGTCCTTGGTAGCAATGTTGGTGGTAAGGGTGGCCACGCTGGCTTGTGCTGTTGCCAGTTCAGTGGTAGCGGTGGTCAATTTGCCAGCAGCATCATTTAACGATTTCTCGATTACCTGAGCGGCAGTAACTGGAACTTCAACGGTGATACCGTCAACAATGATAGTTTTAGTCACGGGGTTACCCTCGGTTGGATTAGGTTGGTGTGGACGATAATTTGAATCAATAACGCGAAGCTGTGATCCGCCGCGCGCCTTATCGACTATGGCAAGGTGATTGCCGCGAATGTTTGATTGATAGGCGTCATAGTGATCACCCTCGGGAGTTGTGCCAGCCTCAAAAACCAAATCGGCGGTGTAGCCCATGGAAAGCTCAACCTTGCCTGACTCAACGTCATTAATTGCCGACTGATCCATAAGCAGAATTGGCACGCGAACAAATTCACCATCCCGCACAACCTCTTCACCGATATTGCCAACGCCGTATTTTTTCCAGTTTGATGCATCGACCATAACGGGAGGGTGATCAACGGTAACCGGGCGGTGTGCGAATGAATGCAGGGAGTCGCGGGAGAACACTTCTTTTTCGGGGCGGTAAACCTTGACGATAGCCAAATCAGGGCGGCCAATTTCAGAGCCTGCATAATCCTGAATGCCAGTGCGCGCAACCTTTGGCATTGCTACTAGATAACCGTCACTGGTCTTTGTTGGCTTCCGGTCCAATGTCATCAGGTCAGCAAAAAGCATAGTTATTCAGCCTTTAAGACTTCTTTAACGTTGATTTCTCGCTCATCGAATACAACGAAGTCGCGGCTTTCGCCATCTTCAATAAAAACATCAGGCTGTCCAGTTACCTCAACTTTTACATGCTTAGTCTTGGCGCAGTGGGCAGTTACTTTTACAGATGAAGTCATGCTAATCCCCAAATAAAAAAGCCGCCAATCCCGAGAGAATGGCGGCTGTGTTTTTCACATACCGGAAGCGCTATTTGCGCAATGTTGGCATGATATTAGATTGGTTTGGTGTCGGTGTCAAATTCAAGAGATTGGAGCGCCTCAAGTCTTTGCGCAAAGTCATCAAAAATAGCCTGCGTGCTTTCATGTGCCGATAAGTCGTCACCAAGATAATCAAAGAAAACTTCACCAGACCTGTGAAACTCCTTAAAGAAGGCCTCCTTGATTTGACTCATAGTGTATGTTTTTTCATTTGATACTTGGTCATTACTGCTCAAGATGGTATCTCCGACTTTTCCGAAGTGGTGCGCACTATCCGGCCATTCTCGAAATGGACAGTTAGCTTGCCATAGAATTTATCGTTCTGGCATTCTTGCACACGGGAGGCAGCCCAGCGCAAGAGCTGTGCATCGTCAAGTTTTTGGGGCTTTGGTGCGGGTGAATTATTGGTATTCATAACGCCTCGATTATTTCGATAGTGATAATATTATATCAGGTCTATCCCTGATCCGTTAACTACTTTCGGGTTAAGTGAGCAAACGCAATTCTTTACAACAAATCCGTTATTGCAATATAGGCTAGATGCTGTGCTATAGTCAAAAGCCCATCCATCGAATACGGAAAACTCAACATCATGAACGACAAGCCATACGTAATCAGCGCCAATCCCGGAGTTAGAGCAGCCCATGCCGCCAGACGCGGGCAAGTCGATAGAGTCGAGAGCAGGGAGGCTAGAAGCAAGACCAGAAACGAGAAGGGAATAGGCATCGGCCCCCATGAGGATATTTTCGCTGATATCCTCAATCAAGCCGGTATCAAATTTTTTCAGCAGACCGTTTGCGGGACGTATTGCATTGACTTCACCATAGCAGAACTCCCTATCGCCGTGGAGATCAGAACTGGAAGCGGCAATGCCCGTGTTCATGCCAACCGGCATGCAAGACTCGAACGTGTCCTCACAGAATGGAATCTTATCGAAATCAAGGCTGGCGCCAAGCATGGCCCTATCGTGCCGAAGATCGTAGAGTATCTTGTCGCCTTTATTGATTTCTGCAGCCTTAACAAATCCCCTTGCGGTGAGCATTGGGTGATTAGGGCCGATTGTCGTCCGATACAGCCCTCCATTACAGGAAAGTATGACAGATGGGCCAAGATACCGAGCGCGGACGATCTCAAGGCATTCGCCATAGCTAACAAAAGTTGAGCCTTCAAATACGGCGTTGGGGTGCGCAGGAATTAGTCCGCGCGCCTCGCTAATGGTGTATGGACCAGCAGCGGCAAGGTCTTGGCACTCGGGGCACGGATCGCTACCGTTTAGCACTTCCGCTTCAACCTCAACACCTTCCAATCCGGCCTCTTGGTAAGCGTTAATTGATGCCTCGGCGTGAGCGCTCACAACTTCCGTACGGGCAAGCATGCGCGCGCGGGTGATGCCGATTTTATCGACCTTCTCATTGAGCTGGCGGGCAATTTCCAGCGGTCCGCGCCCCTCGCCAATGCCTTGGGCAAGGATGCGGCTTATCTGCTGATCCATTGCCTGAGTGATGCCGTTAAGCTCGGTAAACGTGCGGGTATAGGCGAGCCCGAGGCGATCCGCGTGCACCGGTCGATTGAACGCATTGCGCACCCATGAATCTGCAACGGTGGCGCCGCCCTTCTTGAGCTTGGCGCCTGCATCGCGGATGCCTTTTTGATAAGCGGTATCGATATAGGTATTTGTCCAAGCGGTGCGTGCCGAGCTGGCAACGTTAGCCCCTGGCATTATCTGCAGGATTTCCTCATCTTCGGCGGCGCGCAGCCACTGCATGAACTGGTCAACCTTTTCTGCCGATCGAGTGAACTGGTACGCGCGCGGGGGCGGCACAGAGGCATCCATGATAATGGCCGGCGCCGCATCGCCAAACACCGGCTTTTTCAATCCAAACACATCATTTTGAACAATGGCCTGATTGATCAGCGACTTGATGCGCTTGAATTTGGCCGTTAGCTTATTCTCGAATTCAACACGAATGCCCTTGGTGCCGGTAGGGTCGCTACGGTTTGCATCGGTGAATAGATGACACTGGCAGCCAGCATCATGCACGCGAAGGCGCAACACTATTTTATTTCCTCAAATATTTCGGCACCCAATTTAATCTCACCGGAATAAGGCATGATCGAATCAATATCGATCTGACTAACAGGTTTGGTGGTGTAAGCGATGGTAATATGCGGCTGGTACTCTTCATAGTCCCAGCTCGCGCCGCGCTCACGCATGCCCATATTGCGCCACACCAAGGCATTACTTGAGAACATGAGGACGATAGCGCCTTGACCACCAAGAGGCTCAACCAGTCGCGGCCCACCTTTGGCGATAGTCACATTGCCATCTTTATCCTGATCCCAGTTCTCGCCCATCTTCATCCAATCAACAGGGGTGCGACTGTAGGCAATGGTTACGTGCATATCATCAGCTTTAATCAGCTCTGATTCATCGATAATGCCAGCATCAACAAGAGCCTTAGCCCAGGTTAAAATATCTTTGGTGTTGATCACATCGCGGCGAACGTAAAGCGGTCTTGGAGCAGCATCAGTGACAGGGTTGCCTTTTTCGTCTTCCTCTCCCATTACCTTCTCGAATTGCTCCTGGACGTTTTCGTCTTCTTCGTTAAGCGCTTCCTCTTCGCCTTGCATGGATTCAAATTCCTCCAATGCAGCCTCAAGCCCTGGGAATGAGCCATCCTCGATGAGCATGTTAGCCAAGGCCTTATTCATAACCCATGGATCAATCAATTGGGTGTTTACGATATTGCTAACCGCCTGCGATTTCTTGACCATTACATCGGCTTTTTCCGATTCGGTCATCTGCCATAGCGGTTTCCAGATGTAGAAAACCTCTGCTGGACGCTTGCCGAGTGCGGACATTATCAGCACTTCATCAAGACGGGAAAGCGCTGGCGCAATCGTGTTCTTTTGCTCGCTGGCCACATTATCGTAATACATGCGGATATGGGCATCGCCGGACGCATTAAGCGCTCCAGCATTCTCCCACGCCAATCTAACCGCGGGAACATCACCAGCAGCAACGGCGATGTTGAGATAAATTTTTAGCAGCTCGGGAAGGTTCGAGAAGTTTTTAACAATAGCCTGCCAATCCTCATCGCCATCGATCATTAGCGAGCGGTTTACAGATTTGCCAATAGCCGCTAACTGGTAGCGCTGCATAACTTTGTTTCTATATGCATCGGTAGCAACGTTCTGCATAAGTCCGGGCATCTTGATAACATCGACATTTGCCTCCTGCATCATGCTTGCAATCTCACCCTGGGCGAGTCCAGCATGGATAATGGCGTCATTGATTGCCTGGATAATGCTATCGCCCCAGCCGCCAATTGATAGCGCACGGTCTGGCAGCTCAGCACCAACAAAGCGAACTACTCGTGACGGGTGAACGGTAACCATGCCAGCGGTAAGCGAACTCACTTGATAATATTCTGGCTCTCCGAAGTATGGGGAAAGCAAGTCATTGTTAATCTGGCCTGAGCTTATTTCGTGTCGCGAGCAGGTGTGCAGGTACATCAGGCCGCCCTGCCCAATTGATTCCGGTGTTAGCTCTTTTGCCCAAACCTCATTGCCTGCATTCTTTATGCCGATAACAATAGCTGCGCCTCCATACAATCGAGCTTTGGTAAGCGCCTGCTTTACCCGATCCTGCAGCTTAAGCCGCTTTTCTTCGGCTTCAAGCAGAGTAATTTGCTCTGCCTCAGCCTGCCATGATCGCCACTCCCTGGTGGCATCTTTCGCGGGAATATCAACTATCTTGCGCGCTATCCAATCGCCCCGGTAAGCATTGTCAAGATCGACCTTGCCCAGCAGTCTAACCGTGTAACTGGTCGCGATCGTCTTGTCGCGATCAGTGCCAAGGCCTGAAACTAAATTGGTAAGCGAGTCGTTTACTGAGGTCATGGCATAGCCCTTGATTGGTTATTGCGCAATATTACATTATAAGTTGTCGAGGGTGTACTGACTGCCAAACAATGGAGTTATGAACGCCATATCAACCCCATCCATCATTACATCGGTCTGGTCATCAAACTTATGGCTATCGTCATGGGTAAAGCTGGCGACCTCTGCGACAAACTCGGTATTGTGCTCATCGCCATATGGCAAAACTACACGGTGCGCTGATAGATATGGCTGGCAGTCCATTGAGCGGGTTAGCTTGTCGCGCTCACGCGGTACCGCCTGAACTGGTACCGGCAAAATATTGCGCACATCCTGGATAAGACCGGTACCGCTGGATTTATCTTCTACGGCGGCAAATCTAAGTGCGCCGAACTCGGCAGAGTTTTTAGCATGGGCAGCTTTTACAAATCCCTCGAATTTTTCCCTTAGCCCGCGCGCCTCAAGTTTGCCGCGATAAAACGATAGGCGATAAAGCCTATTTTGATAAACGCCCCACTCAGCCATAACAGTGTAGTCGTTCCACTCATTTGTTTTTTGTGCCGTATCGGTGGTGATAAAACGATACTCAAATAGCGGAGGCGTAGGAAGGTCTGCGCCATCAGCCACATTGCCGTAGTAAACAAAGTCATCCTCGCTGAATATTCCACCGTCAAGGCTTTCCGGGTCCTGCTGGTATTGGCTGGTGAATGTGTAGGGGTTCGCAGCCTTGAGCGCCAAAAGGTCTTGAATTGTGTCTTTTTCTGGCCAGTATGACCACTGACCGTCTATGCATTCAGATGAACAAACATCTTTTATGCAGCGCTCTCGAATTCCATCAGGGAGAGTATTGATGTAATCCATATCAATGATTGCAGGAATCTTGATATGTAAATCAACCTTAACACCCATTCCGCCAGACAACAAAAACGCCGTGCTGTCATCAATGTGCCCGCGCTGCTGAACAAATATAAACGGGGTTGTAGTTTTGGCCCTACGAGACCGGAGCGTATTGATTAACCTTACGTGCGATTTCTTGCGCTTTGTCTCGCTAAATAAATCATCGATCTTGTCCCAGTCATCAGCCATGACATAGCCGCTGAATTCATCCGACATGAATCCACCGCGAACGCCCGTAATTTGGCCGCCGCTTGGCCTGCTAAACAGCTGGTGCACCCGCTTCCCTTTCCGCTCAACAGTCCAGTCATCAACCTTGTCCTTTCCGGTTGTGAAATCGTAGAAGCTTTGAAACTCGGCAGACTTAACGATTGACCTTGAGCGTTCGCTGTTTTCGTTTACCAAGTCCCTCGAATAACTGGTGTTTAATATCCTTATTCGGTCGTATTTGACCATGGTGTATATGGGTAGGTGGATGCTCCAAAATTCAGTTTTTGTAGCACCAGGGGGGACGTTAATAACGATGTTTTGACATTCGCCAGCGAGAAGCTTTTGTGCTGCCCAGTTGTAATAGTGGTGATGCCAGTTAGACCGGAATGAATCCGCTTGAGTGAGATTGAACCATAGTGCGGTAAATGCGAGCGGGCTGGTTTCTGCTGCTATCTTGAGCGCAAATCTTTCTGCGATAGTGAGGGATTCCCACTCAAGAACGGGTATGGCCATTAATCGGTTAGCTTGCTGACTAAGGCATCAATTACCGACTTATCAACTACAAGCGGCGCCGCAGGAGTCATGGTTCCATCTGTAGACGTATGGTCAATTTTCTGCCGATTGGTGTACGCCTCGCCCATTTCTTTGGCGGCCTGCTCCATTAGCGAAGCGGCCAAAACCATATTGCCTTTTTTCTCGGCAGTGGAAGCCATGCGATTGAGAACCTTTACCCTGTACGCCTTATTGGCTATTGGGATATCGTCAGTTTTCTCGCGGAAGTTTGCGCGCAACTCATAAAACAAATCCCTAAAGGTCTTGCTTAAATTGCGGCCGGCATGCTTTTCAGGGTGATAGGTTTGCACCTGTTGAGGCGATACGACAAGGTTAAACTCTTCCTTTACGGCCTCAGCCGCTTGGTGCGGGGTATCAAATGACGCCAGCCTGCCAATGATAAAGACCTTATGCTCAGATTTAAGAGTAGCCAATTTTAATCACCGTCAATCAGTGTCAAGCGATACATGTGCCG